GAAACAGGCCCGGCCTATATTGGGGCCGATGGGGAACAGGAATGGTTTAAGGACGGCCAATTACACCGGGAAGACGGCCCATCCTATATTGGGGCCAGTGGACATAAGGAGTGGTGGGTGGAGGGAAAAGAGTTGACTGAAAAACAATTTAATGAGAAGTGTGGATCTAATTCTTAAAACCGCTTTTATTGCCCCGGTACATAGTTTCCCATAATAGATTCTTATCAACATCTTGTGTGTCGGGAACTATACCCAACACCTTATCCAGGTCAGCATCAATGGTGTCCAAAGACTCCCCGCCCTTAAGCCTTTTTTCGATATCCTTTAAAGATTCGTCAGTATTTTTAGCCCATTCATTAACTGATAATAAATCTGCTGTCGAAGGTATCCTATCAGTTGGTAAGTGGGCTAGCTGGGTAAGGTTTATGGTGGGGAGATTGTCTTCAGGTGTTAAAACTACTTCTACTGCAAAGTAATGGACGGGGACATTCTTAGATACCATTGATGCTATATATATAGACATGGTAGGAGTTACAACACCATTAACTACAAATACCCATATTTCATCACATCCACTAAGGAAAGAGGTAGCTGATCCCGTGATTAAAGAGATTTCAGATTTTGTATTTTGCAAAAATACTGGATACATTAGTTCTGGATTAAATACGGCATATTTATGTGTTAAGGTTACCCATCTACTATAATCTGCTGCCAACACTAGATTATCTTGGTTATAACCAGCACATACAACACCGATCTTTTTCATCACGAAAGGTATTGTAACATATATAACACGGTTGGTCAAGATTTTTTAATTGATTTATTAAGAAAATAAGAGTATAAAAAGACGATCAAGAAAGGATCACAGACATGTCCCCCCTCTTCGTAAAAGAATTCAAAAACACCAAAAATTGTTGTCCTCATTGCCGTAAAAAAGGCAAAGCTTCCTTGTGTTCAAAATGCCTTACCGTTGCTAAACTCAAGTACAGGGTATGGTATAGGGCTAGGAAAAATAAGGGGCTGTGTTGTACCTGCGACCATCGTTCTATATCGGTCAAAGGAGTAAACACGGGGCGTTGTACGCACCATAGAGATATGAACCAAAAACGCATTGAAAGATTCTTTAGTAGAAACCCTAATTATACAAAGGACCGATATCTGTTTTTGAAAAAGAAATATACGCAGAAAGGTCTATGCTATAAATGTAGGGGGAAGGAGCCTTTAGTCCCAGGTAAGGAACAGGGTCAAAACTGTTTAAACAAACATAAACAATATGTAAACAATAAAAAGATGGGGCATAAAACTACAAAAGTCTTTTATAGTAAGAGAGACTTTATGATCAAAGAGGCTAAGGGTATTCTAAAGACTATGGGGATCGATAATGTAAGGGGGATTGATATCTAGGGGTGAATCTCCTCGTTACATTAGTAGATATCTACCGCCAACACCTAGGGCATTGGATAAAGTGTCCTAGGTGTCTTACGTTCTACTTACACATTTATAACGTGGTGGAAGTATGTCCTACTTGCTTGTCCCACGCTGATCATCTATCAGGCTATACCCCGGCTCGATAAAGGTTAACTTACCCCCTACATAGCCATAGCCGGGGAGGATTGATACGCCAGAATGACGACAATGGGCGTGGCATCCCGCCGAAGGGCTCGAATCCCCGTGCTTAATATACCCCGCCCCGATCTCAGACATGTACCATGCTCTAGGGGTAATACCATCGGGCATAAAGAATAGCCGCTTACAGTCCTTACAAGTATTCCCATCGTTAGGCCCTATGTAAACTATAATAGGATCTTCTACATTATTAATTAAAGCTATTTTAGATAACGCATCCAAGGTGGAAAGATTCTTAGCCCGTCCCGTTTCAGCTTCCGCGATTTGACGTACGTTATATTTGACTTTATCCACGGCTTCTTCTAACGCCTTGGTAATAGTAGTACCAGCATCGGCCCCGTTCTCAATTTCATGTAGGGAAGTTTGAACTGCATTTATAACCTTAGCGGCGGCTAGTTCTTGGTGGGCATCAAAATATCTTCCAACCATACTTTCAATCGCTCCATATAATTTTTCATTAGGCTCCATACCTTCAGCCTTAGCCGCACTATCAAACACCCCTTTAAGGGACAAGTCTTCTCGGTGCTGGCCTGTAGTACCTATTCTTATACCAGGGGCACTAGGGCCTAGGAGACGATACTTAGCCCGTACAAAAAGGTCCTGGACGACCCCAGATATAGCTTTAATAGCTTTTTTAGGTAGAAGGAATTTTATCAAGCCCTATAAAGATTGGGGCGGATAGATCGTGTCGTTCTCAATTAGCGGTGTGGGGATGATGTCCATGGGGATCCTAGGTGGGGGATTTTCGGATCGGTTGAGCGGCGGAGTTGGGTCATGGCTACCTAGCGAGGATTCGTCGTTTGGCTGCGATGTATGTTTGCACCGACATCATCTCGACTATTGCGTATCCGTCTGCCGTTAAATGGGTCCAGGCTCCCGCCTCGTCGAGGAAATAGGTCGCGTTCGTGTTTGCTCCGGGCGTACCTAGCCTGTCGTCAGCCGCGACATCAATTAGGCCATCGGCAAACGTGGACCACCCAGCCCTCAGAAGCGTGTTGAACGAAACCCGCTCGCTCTCGTAAGTAGCCGGGACCAACGCATTCCCTCGCGGCATCATGGTGCCAACTAACACGCGAAATCCGGCTGCCTTCCTTGCTGCACAGTATTGCGAATAAAGCGCAATCACGTCCGCCGCTACCAAACCAGCCCCGGCTCCTATCGATAGGTCATTGGTCCCGCACCAGAAAACAAGCATGTTAAGAGTGGCCGATGCGCTGTAATTGGCGTCGATTCGCGCGGGGTCCGCTCCTATCCTAGACGCTATCGTGGTCCCGCTTACCGCCTGATTGTGCGCGGTTGGGCCACCTCGAAGACACGCGCATAGATTCGTCGTCCACGCGCGTCCCTCGGTTTGGGAATCACCAGAGAAGTAGATATTGTCTCCCGCCTCAGTTGCGGGTAAAAACCTCTCGGACCACTGGCGGTATCTTCCAGCGATTAAGGTCACGGCAACCGCTCCAACCTCCAGGAAATGCCGGTGGCAAGTTGGGCCGTGCCGCCTGTAACTGCAATTCCGATGCTGGTTAGTTCGGCACCATTGGCCGGATAAGAATCCATGTGCAACGGGACGATTGCTTGCGCGGCGGTGCCCAAGCGTCTGACAGAATCGGTCGACAATCTCCTGCGCCCTATCGCTATCTGTGGCAATTGACACTCAATAGTGGCTCGGCAGTATTCGCCGACGGTTAGGTATGACCCCACTCCCCCGAGAAACATAGATCCAGCATATACAATATCTGTCGTAAACCATGCCGCTCCCGTCCATCGAACTGACCAAAACAGGCTGTTAGCATCTGCAACGTCGGCACCGTTTACTCTCAGTCGGATGGTCGGATTTCCGACCGCGCTTGTTACGTCTATGTTTTCCAATACGAGACGAAAACCACCAGCGGATTCGCAGTACAGCGGAATATCTAGATTGGTGGACGGGGCAACCGTCGTGCCCTTCGTCGGGTGCAACGCGATCCAATTGGTGTCAACAGCTCCCCATTTTTTCCAGGCCAGTAGACCGGAAACGGACGTGATTACCGTGCCGATTGCGGCGGTGAATCCAGATACGGAAGGATCTAGAGAGTCTGGGATTACGATACCACCGACAATCGAACACCTCCAGCCGGCGCCGTGCCTTGGTAAAGCGCCTGGTTTTGGGCCGCTGACCCGTCCACGGGGCTCCATTCCAAATCAGCCTTCCAATAGGACCCAGTATAAGATTTACTAACACACGCCCCGATACCAATCTCCCCAGCCACAACAACTCTAGTGGCCTTCCCCCTAGTAACGGAACTTAAGTAAAGAGCGGCCCCGACCGTAGGCTCTTCTGTACAATTAACAGTTAGAAGCCCTTTAGTCTCCACTTGCCCGACATAGCCCGGGGTAGAAGCCTTTTGGACGACCCCTATTAAAGACTGGCTGTTGGTCGTCCCGTTGGCCAGGGCTAGTAAATATCCATAGTTTTGACCGGAACTCTTTACTATATCCCCGGTTATGGGAGTGTAGATATCATTATTAGTAAATTCTAACATATCACCCTTCCTTAAAGATTATTTCCCATTAGTTAACTGGCCGACCATCTCTTTAATATCTTTAATCGCGTCCTTAGTATCGGCCTCAAACCCTTTTATAAAGAAATCCACGGTTTTATTATGTTGGGCTAACAGTTTCCTATGGGCGGGGGGAAGGTTGTCCTCAGACTTAGACATAAGGTCCCAAGCCTGGTTAATAGTTTTTCCAAATTGCGCGGCTTCAGGAGACTGACCAACCCCTTTCCCATCCGACCCTGGGTTTTGGCCCTGGGTAAAGGTCTCCCCAGTAGGAGCCTGGGCGGCTTGTTGTTGGGCCTGTTGGAGTTGATACCATTGCATAAAGAATGCATCCCGACGGTAAGCCAACATAGGATCTTTGCTGGCGTTAGGAATCTTCATAAAGTTTTCCATGATTTGCCCAACCGTAAATACGCTATTGAGCCGATTCCAGACAACTTCAGATAAGGGAAGATCTCCCCCTAGTTCAGGGGCTAGTAGGGGCTTTTCCACCTTCTGGAAGACATCGTTAATAGTCATCCAGATTTGGGTATCTTTAGATAGCTGCTCCGCTTCTTGTTCCGCTGTTTTAGCGTCCAGGCCCATAAATACGATACGGCCCATTTTCGCTAGTTTAGGGCTAATCAGTGGAAACAGATTTTCATTAACAAAATCTTCGAAATCAGATAGTAAAGGTCTAATACCAACATCCCGGGCGGCGGTCAGTTTATATTCATTATTAGACTCAGCCAAGGTCTGACTGTTAGTCCCTTTACTTAAATAGGCCCATCCAGGGAGTTCATCGGGAGACATCATAAAGGCCGAGATAATTTCCCGAGCGTTCATGTCTGTTAGATATTGGAATTCCATGTCCCGTTGCCCAGAAGCATCCAGGGCTTGCCAAGTAATTTCCCCGTCGGTGGGACATCCTAAAACGGGCATACGATGGGACGAACTGGCCCCATTAATATTGTTGTTGAATTGCTGTTTTAAGTTATTAAGGACCGTATCGTCAATGTCATCCGACTTGATAATCAACATACCCCTAGCTGCGCGCCCAGACTGAAAATAAAGCTTGTTATGGGTAGTGATATTGATATGGGTAGTAATCGAGGCAATAACAGTATCGATAGGGGTAACAGGATATCCGTCTAGGTCTACGTTACCGGCTGGAAAGAAATTTTTACATTTCATTTCATCGGTAGTAAAGACCTGTTGATCTTTACCATCGATAACCTGAACCCACTCATATTTCCCCTTTACAAAGTCTTCCTTAGTAAGGGTCTTCCCAGTTACCTCTGATAATAAATGAAATGCTTCATCCCTAATAGCTTGTAGCGATTGTTGATCATTCGAAGCTGGAAGGATAGTAGCTGCGTCAACGTGGGTAAAATGGTGGAAACGTTTTTCACCACTTATTAGATCTTGGTGTGCAATTTCTGTGGCTATACGACCATTTACAACAGCGTCCCTAAAGCTTAGCTTTAGATAATCGGAAAAACTAAATTGAGAAGTTAGTGCCCGGTTCTCTTTATGGCCACAGGAAGATAGGAGGCTAATAGCTTCGGTCTGTTCCTTGGCGAACGTAGCTTTTTCTTCGGGGGATAGGGTATCTATAATGCCGGTATTGGGTTTATACGCAAACCCCATACTGAATCTGTCCTTAACAGGACGGCCAAAGTTAGATCCATGGTTTTGACGAGTCCTAACACAGGTCGCAACCAGGGAATCTTGGATCGCAATCCGTTGTAGGAAGATGTCCGGGATAAGCCGAACCTTGGCCCGATGGACCCCAGAAAAGGTGTTGTTCTGGTTTGGGTTGGTCTGAAATGATAACCGTTCAATTTCCCTGGTAGGGCCGTTTAGAACGTTTAGGATAGACTTGGCTAAGGGAGAAAGGTTGGGGTCTTCCCTAGTCACCGTTTTTATGGTAGAATTGTCGAGGTTTTTATAAGCCTCGGCCTCGCCTATGCCGAAAGCAAAAGCAACCTTTTTCTGTTTCCGAGAAGACTTTAAGGCCATACCCCATAAAGATTGGGTTACATACTATTCCGCAGTAACTACCCGTACTTTTGCCTTGGTTAATGATCTGTTAATAATTACAAGTCGATATACCGTACCAGTATGCATACAAAAACCGGGTCGAATAGCGTTCCCAGCTAAAATAGGTTCTACTCTTAAAGTATTGTCTTCGTCCCCGTTCAACCTAACCGCGATCTCTTGGTCTGATTCGATAAGGAGGAATTGTTTTCCTTCACTATAACAGACAAAAGAACCGGCCCCAGGGGTAAAGGTCCCAGTTGGAAGGGCTACCCCCGACACAAACTCTAAAAATGTATCCGTAACACCTACAATTTCATAGCTACGAAGATAGGCCGTAGCGAAACCGTCAAAAATATCAAGGATATCATCTACTTGTACACCGTCCGAGCTAAAGACCCGGAATTGGGCGTTACTAGACATAGCTACAGTCTCAGTCACCCCAGAAAAGACCTGGGTGATGTCCCGAACGATAGTGATAGAACTGTTCGAAGCCAAGATAACGCTCCACAGCCCCTCGTTTAGAGGATCGAATGGCCCCGCCGTATCACCGATAGTGGTACCAGGAATATAAACATTATCCCCGGCTTGAATACTACCAAAAACGTTCCCTAGAGAGCTTGTAACGGTTACAGTGGCGTTAGCTTGGACAGTAAGGGTAAGTGTACCAGTTGCCACCGCCAAGGTCCTGGCCGTCCTGAAGACGGGGTTAGAACCACTGTTATAAACTAGCCGATATCTATTAGTATAGTTAGGGACCAAAGCTATACTAAAAGAGGTGGTGGAATCGTACCCTAGGACCTGCGTGCCGTTGAAGCATTCCACAGACTGTAAAGCCGGGATACTGTAGGGAATATTCCCTGGATTATTTACTATAAGGCCACCCAGTTGGCGGTTCCAGTCCACGGCCTTTTGGCGCGGATTGTTAGTAGCATTAGAATCTTCATACCCCAGTACGGTGTAGTTTATATTAAGCGTACCCATTGATATAAAGATTGTTACTATAACAAAAACCCCAACAGGAGAAAAAATAAACTCCTGTTGGGGAAAAGTGGCTTAAGGTTTATAGTCCTAGCCACCAAAACTATCTAACTTATAAAAACATTATACCACATTCTAAGGAAAAGTCTACTAAAAAGTATACCAAAAACCTTTTCTCTTCCCCTTGGATTGACCCTTCCCTTTTTCTAGCTGTTGTCCATACCACCCCGTCCCCGCCCCTTCTTCATATGAAGCCGTGTCTGTAGCCAGTTCCACTATCTTTTTCTTAGCCCAATTTTCTACGGTATAAACTCCGTCCAAATAGTCTTCCTTAGGAGTCACTACTGGGGTGTTCTTTACGTTAAACTTCCCCTTGGGGTCGAATTTATTCATAACCATGTAACGTAGGGCGTCTGGCAAGTCTTTGTTATCGTCGGTTACGTTATTGGTGATACGGCCTGCGGCGTCAAACTTCCATTTATGTTCATCTAGGTGTTTATATAAAAGGTCCATCATAGGATCTTCCCCTAGGTCCCTAACGAAAAAGAGTTCGGGCTCTTCCCCATTAGGGGATAGTTTCATCCTCACCACGCTTATACCACCCACAACGGAACCTGTGCCCTTCTTCCAGGCTTGCATATGCCATCCATGCTGTTTAAACATCTTGACCATCTTAGGATCTTCTGGGTCGGCATATACCTTAGGATCTAACCATTTATATGGTTCCGAGGTCTCTATTTGGGCATTAGGCTCAAGTTCTGTTGCGGCTTCAGCATATAGAACGAAACAGTTCTTCCCCCACACAAAGCCTATTACAAAGGCAAAGTAGTGGGAAAAACCAAAGTCTATGCCACCAATCCATTCCCCCATACTACCGATCTGCTTAACCAAAGCATCTTTAGACAGATCAGGGGACAATGAATCTTCCCCAAATATCTTTACATATGCCTGGGCCGGGGTGATCATATGGGACACTTTATCTAGGCGAGGATACACCTTACCGAATGACCCTGGCTTCCAACACAAGTGCTGGGCCTTGAACATTTCAAGGGTATTAACCTTGAATTGTTTTTGGACATAGGTGATACCTTTTAGGAACTTTGAATTCGAAGTTTGCTTTGTGGCTAAGCGGCCCCGACAAAAAGCAAACATTTTACATTTACTTAAACACCCCTGATAACCTTGGTCTTTTATATAAGTTTCTTTTTCTTTTTCAGGGAGAGAAGCATAGTTTTCCTCAGTAATAGACTTAAGGCTTTCATTGCTTCTGTAAATAGTAATTTTAGGTTTTTCAGGTTCGTGCCTGGAGGCTGGACACCTTTCAGTCACGTCCAGGGTGTTCCAGTGTCTTATAAGAAGGCCAGACACTGCTGCCCCGTCTATTTCCTGTTGAACAATACCTGTATTGGTCTTTCGAGTAGAGGTCAGCACGCTAACAGGCTCAGCATAGGTCCCATCGCTACGCATAACCTTGTCAGGGATGTTTTGGGCCTCTCGATAGACGTTAATGTTATCCATAACGTCTAACTCGTCCATAATAAGGATCCCGTGCTTACCATTCACGGACTGCATAGTAGCCACGATAACTTCACATACCGTGATTACTTGGGAGTAGGATTCTTGTTCCTTATCTGGTAGTGACTTCCATTCCTTTTCTTTTAGGACGGGTAGTTTGCTCTTGTATAGTAAGGAAAAATCTTTTAGTTCGGTGGGGACGTAGAAACAGACTTCGGTTGTTTCAATAGAATCACGTTGAACATACCCCATTAAATGGGGCTTACTAAAAAAGCCTTTAATGTATTTTTGGACGTTCTTGGATTGTTCCTTAATTGCGGCTAGGTGGACAACCTTCCCCCGCATATGGAGCAACAACATAACCTCGATTACGGATTCACATAATGACTTTCCGGCGCTTCGTCCAGAGTAATATAAAATCCTAGACACGTCCTCTTCACATCCATAGACAAGACTGGAATAGACTTCCCACACCATGTCTAAGGGGGTGGAATTAGAATCTTCATCTATGATGGTACCAGGGAGATCTAGGTCTAGGAAGGTATGAACCCAATTGTGGAGTTCTTCCCTTGTGGCCGGGGGAGTAAAGAGAGCGTCCCGTATTTCACGCTCTTCCCCACTAAGAACCTTTTTAGCCATTTTCTGCACCCTTCTTTAGGGCCTGGGTACGGCGAAGTTCTTCAAGTTCAACTTTCTTTTGCTCTGAAAGCTTCTTTAGAAGATTTGCTGTCGGGGGCTTTTCGGTTTCTTCTTCTTTAGGGGGATCGGCCTGCTTGGCCTTTTCCATCGGCTTAAGGAGGCTGTTCTCCCCAGCATATACCATAAGTGTGTCCAGGACGTTGCTGTACTGGTGGAAGTTCTTTATACCAAACTCTTCTAAAACAGTGGGATCTTTGGTTATCAAGTATTGGGCATATTTTTCTCCCATTACCTGATGAACCACCCCCAAGGCCGTCGTAAGGAAATCTATACCCTGTAATATAGTCCTGGCTAAAGAATCTTTAGCTTTATAGTATAGGTCTTGTAAATATTCTTCCCTCTGGCCGTGCCAATCCAAGGTAAGGGCAGTATTAACTAACTGGCCCAGGGATATAGCCGGTGCTTGTTCTTGGATAGTTTGGAGGGTTTTACCCTGTAAAAAGGAATTGAAGAGTTGGATCTGAAGTTCAGGAACAATATCAAATGAGTCTAAGACATTATCGCCGCTTTTTGCGAGAAACACCTCCAGGGCGTTTCTTTCTGATCGATTTAATAGTCCCAGCTTTTCTTGGTGGAGTAACATCTACTGGAAAGATTAGGCGGCCGTTAAGGTTGATCTCCATTTTCCAGCCTTTTCCTAGAATATAATCGATCCCCCACCTAAGAGGACCGAAGTCCTTTTTAGCAATATTGGCCGCGCCTTCCCAATTAAAAGTAAGGGTTTTATCTTCAATATTAACCAAGGCCTCAGACTTCTTTGCCCCATACTTAAGGATAGGCCATCCTTTAAGCTGAAGGATCTGTGCCTCGTGTAAGACACCAAACCTTTCGGTCAGATCTTTACACAGTAAAAGTTGCTGTGCCCAATCTAGGGATTTATAGTCTAAGTCCATTGGAACGCTCCTTAAATGATTCTATGAGGCTTTCCACCTTGGAACCGAACGGTGGCTTAAACATCTCACAATAGGTATCAAAAGCCTTGGATACTCCTTGGGACTCAGATACCTTGGATATACGAGAACTAATAGGAAAAGTACGATATTTAACCCCATATTTGGCACGCAGTTCTACAATACGATCCTTTATGTAGCCTGGGGAACCATAGATATCAACCCGAATATCTGCTTTAGGTAGCAGTTCTTCGGGGATGTCTATTACACAAGGGGTTGATTCCCTATCTTCATATTTATAGATTCTCTTACAGACCTTATTGGTTGAGATTTTAACCGGCTTTCCTCCTAGCAATAAAAGGAAGCGATCTTCATATTCGGAATCAGTTAAAGTCCTCCACCTTGGAGCCCCCACGTATAGAACTTTCCCCATCTTGGTAGGACCATGAATGTGCCCCGAGATAATGGTCTTGAAGGGTACTGCGTCTTGATCTACCCCATCCTTAGCATAAAATCCCTCTTGAAGTTTAGCTCCATCAAAGGTCTGATGACACCAAAGAGTTTCGCAGTCCGGGTTTTGTTCTTTAAGCTTTACAGCTTCTTGGATAAACTCTTTAGGATCGTAATAGTATGGCATCCCACACGATAGATCGTCAAGCCGACAAGGGCCGTCAATGACAACCGCTCCCTGGGTGTGGGATAACATGGCGTGAGGATGTCTAATAGACGGGGTATATTGATCATGGTTCCCTACAATAACAACGGGCTTAGATTTTACAATATCTTCAATTTGACTAAAAAGCTTGGTATAGTAGGATATAGTAAGAGTATTGACTACATCGTGATTATTATACAAATCCCCCATAAAGATAACCCGTTTAGGGGTGTATTCTTTACAAGTTTGTACAATAAGCTCGGCTAAAGATTCACAGTCCTTGATTTCTTGTGGGGTACAGTGGATATCCCCTATAATTAGACTCGGTATCAAATTTTCACCATGCGGACTTGATCTAGGGGAACGATGATGTAATAGGAATCGATAAGATTGGGGTTATTATAAGTATTCTTAGCCCACTCCTGAACACGACACTTATTATCTACAAAAATGGAATCCCCTTTTTTCATCATTACCTTAGCGTCGACCGTGGACATAACTCCGCTATCCGTCCAAGTATTCCCTACCAGGACTTCCAATTCTATGAGGGTATTAGAATTTCCAATAGATTGTCCTGTGGCGAGGTTAGTCTTGGGGGCCTCGGCCTTAGGGAAGGGCTTGGTGATTACATAATTTCCGTAAGATGTAAGTGACATTTTTTATTTACTTTCAATAAAGATTGACTTGCTATTTGGAGTAGTTATAAATTTAGGGCATCCTCGTGGAATTCCATACCACTTGTCACGTTCCAGGGTGGTTAGGTCCCAATTTTCAAGGCATCGGCTAAGGTATTTGGCTAGGATAAAGTCTGGAGTATCGCTACCATTTTCTAACAAATGTAAATTAATGAGGGATTGGAGTTGGGATTTGAAATCGGTTTTATTTTTATGTACACCATATTTCTCATTAAACTCTTTCTCGGTAAACTCCGTCCCCTCCACCCAAAACTCTTGACGCCCATCATATCCAATCCAAGCGAAACCGTCCAAACGGTGTAAAAGGCCGTTCTTATACCATCCTTGTGTCCCATTGGCCCCAATATAGGCCGGGCCGGAGTCACGATGGCGTTTATCTTCTCTAATCCATTCCTGACTCCCATTGGCCCGAATGATGGCCGGGCCAGTATCACAATGTAGTACCCCGTTCCAAAAATGATACTTATCACCCCTGGAATCTGTCCACCACCCATCATTAATCATGTTTTGGGCCACCTTCCACTACCAACTCTTCTCCTTCGGGCTCGGGTTCGGGACCAAAGAACTTAATAGCTTCGTCCCTTCCCTGGGCCAATACTTGTTCCAAGGTAATTCCTTTATTGCTGGCTATCAGCATAAGACCCGCCAACAACACACTGCCTGAAGCCACTACCTGGTTACCAGCCTTGTCCACATATGCTACAAGGTTAGTGTCATTGGTAGGACGGATATCTATTTTAGGGCCACGTATTTGGATCTGTGAGCTACTAAACATTTTCTTATTATACCAAAGCTGACTAAAAAAGTCAACCCCCGAAATCAACCCCTTTAAGCCTCAATACTTTATGTTCATAGGGGGTCAAAAACTCCAAAGCCTTCCTAACCTTCATCACGGTTTCATGTTCTTCTACCATGATATCGGGACGGGTTTCCACTGGGTCAGGGTATTCTGTAATAGCGGTGTCCCCTTCATTATCATCATCTTCAGGCATGATAGAATCTGAACTTACGGTAGAGGCTGCGGCCAACAAATCAGACATTTCTTCTTCTGTTACCTTTGGTAGAACCTTGATCTTCTTACCATTTTTCTCTTTAGGGGAAGTGTTGACAGCTACCACCACATCCTTAATATCGAACGATCCTGGGACCTTCCTAGAAATAAATTTATGGGCTCGGTACAGTTTTCTCTTATCGGCAGGGTAGAAGTGGATAAGGGTCTGGTTATAGTCTTCGATCAGATTCCCAGTCATACGCCCAATACACACGGCCCGCCAGGTATCGGAATATTCACCACAAAATTTATCAACACCATTGGTAAGGCCTTCCAGGGTGATTTCTACCAGGTCCATGAAGGTGAGGTGGCTTTGGGGGGTATTACGGCCAAAGCTAGTGGCCTTAGATATGGCGAGTGGAGCGTTGATTTCAATCAAAGCGTTTCGGGCCTTGATGACCTTATTATATATAGCCAGCAAGTCTTTAGGCTGTTGGAACGTCTTTGCTACAAGTTTAATAAACAAGAAATTTATGTCATATTTTTGAATCTTATCAACATCCCGAGCCTTGATACCGGGGGATATAGAAGCTGTAAAAACCGATTGACGCTCCCTGAAATAAGGCCGGGCTGCTAGACGGTTCTTCTTTTCATTTAAAATAAAGTCTAAGAAAATCCCATAAGCCTCCTCGACCTTCCCACTGTTGATAACACTGGTTTTCCATTCCTTTTCTAGGGATTGAAGTTCTTCTACCTGGGAGCGTTGCTGGGCCAGAACCTCCTCGTCGTTATCCATTTTACCATACTTGGCAATTTTAGCCTTTACCCTACCGGCAAAGAGTCTAAAATGTTCTTGATCTTCTGTAGACAACCAGTTATTGTTTGACATTTTATCCTAGTTTTAAATCCTCGTTACGCCAATCCCACACGGAGATCTTTCCGGGTTTACCTATACCATAAAAACAAGCCATACAGTCTTTAGGGAAAGTGTTACCTTCAATAAAAGACAACCGCCCTTTCAAAAGCTTGGTTTCAGCATATGGTAGGACGTTTTCAACAAACCAATCAGTAACACCAATAGGCACCAACATTACTATAGGTTTATTAGTATTCTCAGAAAAAGTCTTATTAAAGAAAGAAAAGTCGTAGATATCACCAAAGGGAGGATTACAAAAAGCCACCCCACCTTTCTCCAAACAAAGGGAAAACGTACTTATTGAAGGAATGAGGCTTCCGTCCGTCTCCTTATACCATTGATCTCTAAGGTCTTGTTCGGTACCAGTCTTAAGGAATTCTTCAATATATTCCTTCCCTAAACACTTTACATACTGTTCATAGCCAGGCCCAAAAAACTCTTTGCATACCTTATTGCTGTTTACCGCAGCCAGATCTAATACGATAGGGCCAAAGAATAGTTGAAGACGATCTAGGAAGTCCTTGGGGGTTCTGAAGTCTTGTTTAGTATGCCCCTTATCCTTGCTTTGTTTGGCCATCTACCATATACCCCGTAATTAAACAAAGTTTTTCAAAAAACTCATTAAGTTCACTTCTCGAAACATTTTTAAAGACTTCTTCAACCTTGGTTTTACATTCTTCTGAGAATTTTTCTCCGTGAAAATCACCAATCAGTCTTAGAGCAACTATATCCAACCGGCTTAAAGAAAGTGCCCCATATGTAAAGTCCTCAAAAGCTTCCCATAGGAGAGGAAAACCAATATAGACAAATTTAGCTAAAACTACGGCATATTTTTGGATCTCATATTGGGCGTGGGAGTCCATTCGAAGGTTGATAAAATGTAATAAGTTATGTAAATCCATGGTCCAGATCATGGTAGTATACATATTTACTGGCAAAAGCTCCCGGGCCGTTTCCCTGGCTATACCTGATTCAATCAGTCCAACATAAGCATCAAAGGCTTCAGCCGAGTTTAAGGCTAGAGTCTCTTGGGCCTTGATCTTAGTTTCTTCCGGTAGTTCCCCGTCCGACCCTTGTTTATTTACTTTAGACTGGGCCTTAATAGCATCCAGGGTAGGGACGTAGAATTCACATTCAAACTTACTATACCGTCCTGAAAACTCAGAAAGTTTGGCGGTACGATGCCGGACCCATTGACGGGCAATGAAAATCGGCATCTTGACTTGAAACTTCATTTGAACTTGTTCGATAGGGGATGTATGCCTATTCTTTACAAGGTGGCGTATAAGGCTTTTTGTATCGCTGATTTTTTGTCCAGCACTGATACTAGCCCTAGCTGCCCGAACGATCTCGTCGTCATTCCCCATATAGTCGATCAGGGTTATGTACCCGTGATCTAAGACGGGATATTGGACACCTAGGACATCTTCAAGGGCGGGGTTAGAGGGACGGGGCATGGAATTCCTTGTTTGATTGTAGGTAGAAAGTACATAAATACCTGGAGCAATTAAAGCCGAACCTTGGAAGCAGCTATACTTCCACACCCGTGGTATATTCCTTTTCAGTATAATCCTTCTTAACCACTTCCCACTTCACGTCCTGGCAATCTTTTTCTAAAACAATCATATTAAACTTATTCTTATTCAGGAGGTAGAGTTCATACCCAAACCACCCCATAAGAACATAAAGATTTATAAAAAGAATAACACTAACCATTACTTAGCCTCCATTACTTTTACTGGTCCATAAATGTCGTCAAGAACTTCTCTATGTGCCCGACCTTGATTGTATAATGGTAACACGTTTTTGACGCAATAGCAAGCATAAACAAAGTCTTTTTTATTTTCAAACAACCTAGTGCCACGCCCCACCCCCTGCCGGATCCTGGTTTCAGAACAATTTCCAAACAAGTCAACAATTAGTGATACCGACTTAATATCGCTACCCATCCCGATACAAGATGTCCCCACTAGGACGGGGAATTCACCATCGTCAAATCGTTGTATTAGATCGTAGGTGTCTGATTTATGGTGTTCTTTAGGGACGAGATGTTTATTATCTTTAGTTACCCCACCATGGGCAAACATGGCTTTTATGTTTAATCCATGATCCAACAACCATTGGAATTGAAAGATTTCATCTACCAAGACTAAAGCCCTGCGCCCCTTCGCTACCGCGCTATGTATGAGTTTTACAGCATGTTTATATATCAGGGGATTACGATGGACGTGGATCCGGGTAAGGTTCATAACATCTTTGGATGATATCTTCTTTATCTTTTCCTTTCCGGTAGGTGTGATTTCCTTAATTTCGTTTCGTTCATTCGAATCTATCGTAAATTGATAGAAGTTAGGTGGTGATAAAAATCCTTGTTCCACCCCGTCCTTGACAGACATCCTAAGCAATACATCTCCGGTAATGGCTTGGAGTAGGGGGCTAAGGCCATCGGTACGCATCTGAGTCCCCGACACGAAACCACGGTATGGAACCATTTCCATAAGCCCCATAGTGACGGACTGAAGCTCATCCGGGGGACAGGTATGGGATTCATCTACTATTAGAAGTTTTTTAGCCCGTAAGTTGTCATAGTGTTCATCCCCAGGCTTAACCAGGGACAATGACTTAGCTACAGCCACGGTAATAAGTTTATCGGATTGTTTCTTACCGTCAAAGAATTGGCCAACTTTGCCTTTTCCAAAGTGTAGGATGAAGTCCCGGATAGTGTTTTCTGCAATGTTGAGGGTAGGTGTAACTACTACTGTTGGTAGACCGATCTCCTTCGTAACAAGGATCTCTATAAAAGTCTTCCCCAGCCCCGTAGCAAGCTCCACGGCCTTAGGTAGGGCTGTAGGTACAGCCGGGGCAAAAAGCTCTGTGGCCTTCGACTGGTACCACCTAGGACTACGGGCCGGAGGGGTTGCCCAGGGGATTACCCCATATTCGGGGAGGGGATAGGACACCACTACTTTTTCCCCACATATAGTCTCTAGGACAGACGCTATACCAGAATATGTCCAATACCCCTCCTTATCCTCGAATAGGAGAGTCTTGGATTGTTGATCCTTTAAATCGGAAATCTTTTGTACCAGGTCGCTACGGCTATTTTTATTAAAGAACCAGTGCCGAGACCATTTCTTTCCACCCTTTTCCCATTTAACGTCCTGGTCTAAGATGTTTTTCCACATCTTAATAGAATGGTTTAGCCTTTCGTCAGTATAAGCCAGATTTTCCCTAAGCCGATCTAAGATTTCTGGGGCAACGTCTATACGAATTTTTACCGGGGTGACTAAGGTTAGGGACATACAGCGCCTTTACCATAAATCTTTACCTTACGGGTTCCACGTAGAAGGGCTTTAAAGAAAGTGTTTACTTTTGCCATAGCAATTTCGTTTTTAGTATAGAAAATAGCTTCGTAACTCAAAGTGTATGGCCCTTCCTCGGCTTTAACCCAGGACAACTTAAAGACCTTTTCCCCAGCCGTCCCATAAAATATCCATTCACACAGATTCATTTCTACTTTAGGGTTACCTAGATTCCACTTTAGACGCACCAGTTTCCTTCGAAAAAAGGATTCAGGTAACAGCCAGTTTTCAATCAAAAACCTAGGGTTCTGGACGATGGGGATCAGGGGGTTGGTCATTTGTTCTTATAGTAATCAATTAATGGTCCAAAAATTAAGATAAAAATACACACGGGGAAGGCTATAGCTAAACTAATAATAAGTTTAATCGTTTCAATAACAGATTTCATCGGTTTCGGATCTTTTCCCAGGCGGTTATGATTTTATCAATCACAACCATGTTTTCTAAGCAGAACTTATCCCCAAATACTTCCTTACCAACTTTATTAAATTTAATTAAGTTGAAGTTTTTGTTATTTTTAGAGAGGTTGTTCTTTCCATACTTCTCATTAAACTCTTCCTCGGTCAATTCCCGCCCCTTCACCCACCATTCTTTATACCCATCGGCCCCAATATAGGCCGGGCCATCTAGGCGGTGTCTACCCCCGTTCACCCACCATGCTTTATATCCACTACTGCCCACATAGGCAGGGCCATCTAGGCGGTGGTATTTTCCATCCTTAAACCATGCTTGGCCCCCATCGGCCCAAATGCGGGCCGGGCCGTCCAGGCGGTGTAAAAGGCCGTCCTTATACCATGCTTGACCCCCATCGGCGTAGATAATGGCCGGGCCGGAATCACAATGTAGAAAATCATTTTTATAATGGAGACGGTCGCCATTTTTTTCTGTTACCCAGCCGTTTTCGATCATTTTAGATAAATCTAGCCTTTCCGTCTACGTTTTCGATTTCGACTACTTGGTGAAATAGTCCCTGGAATTCACTAGAATGATCTACCACTAGTACCAGCTTATTGCAAGCAGAATCTGCTAACATTTCCAGGCAAGATTCTTTATCGGTTCCAGAAAGGCCGTATAACGACTCGTCTAAGATCACCCATCCAGGATAAGATCCCCGGCGACGGCTAATAACATCCCCCCAGGCCAGATCCACGGCCAGATCTACCGAGACCTTCATCCCCCCAGAAATCCCGGCCTTGAACCCGATTTTGTTTCCCCGACTGTATAGGACGGGGGTAATACGGGCTGCGATGTTCCCATTTTGGGCTTCTTTTTCTGTTTGGAATTCAATACTTAGGTGTCTTACGTTGGCTACCCGTCCCAAGATATCATTGGCAGAAGAACTTATTTCGGCCAATACTTCTTCGAAGATACCACCCAAAAAGCCCTGGCGACCAACCATGGCTACTAGGTCGGACTCAAAATTGAATTTAGTCTGGGTATCAAGGATTTTGGCTCGGATACTTTCAATTTCTTTTTGGTTGGTGACAATATTCTTTACTTTAGAAACAAGATCGATCTTTGTTCTTTCCAGGTTAGACATCTGGTTAAAAATGTTACTATTTTCGGTATTATATGTACCAACAATAGCATTAAGGGTCTTAAGGGCGGTATCAATACTTGCTACGTCTACCGGGGCTTTAAAGTCAGCCTTAGCTAGATTTTCTTTTTCTTTAAGTACCTTTAGTTTCTCTTTCTTAGAAGATTCGAATTCCAAACGAATCCCAGTTTCTTTTTCCTTGTACAATAGAATATCGTTTTCAGCTACAGCTATACCGGGGTTCTTTTCAAAGGCGGGGTATTCCCCCGCTTCTTTTTGTAGGGTGCCTAGACGGGACTCTTTCTCTAAGAGATCTTTTAGCTGGTCATTAATCCTTTTGCCTTCTACCTTGATATCTTCCAGTTTCTTCTTAGAAGACTCGGTAGCCCATGTTTGTTCACATGTGGGGCATATCTGGGCTTGAATTTTCTTATATTCATCCTTCAACCGGGCGATTTCTTGCTGTAGACGGGGTTTTTGCCGGAGTTCTACTTGGATTTTAGATATGGACTGTTCTATAGTATTTTTCCCAGAGTTATGGGTAGACATCCTTACCCCGTCCTCTTGGATCATCTTTCGGAGGTCTTTTTGTAACGACTGGATCTTATCCCCTAAAACACCTAGCTCCATGGGGGCAGCCATAGAACTAATTTCCAGTGCCTGGTGTTGGATCTCACTAAGGATTTGGGTGAGGGCCTTAGAATTTTCTTGGACCGCAGATTTATATTCGTTCTGTTTTAAAACAATAGCGTTTTGCGTCTGTTCGATTTTTTCATGTAACAGGGACTGATCATTTTTAAGCTTTTCAATTTGGGATACTATACTTTCGATTTCTTGTTCTAGTGGGGCAACATCGCCGCCGCCCCTTAACTCCAACTGTTCCAATACCCCCTTCTTTACACCAAGATCTTTTTCTAACGTTGATATAACCTTTTGAGCCTCCGCAGCTACTAGTTCATATTTATATAAATCTAACAACTTAGATAAATATTCTTTTTTCTCAGAATCTGAAAGTGCTAAAAATCTCCCAGGTTCGCCTTGGGGCCGATAAGTAATAACGGCCCGAGCCTTTTCATCTAGTCCAAAGATTTGATCTAGCTGGGATTCAGCGGCCTTCCCCTTTAGACCCTTTACTAAACCATTACCAGTTAGACCTAACCCCTTAGCCCTAGTAGCCGTGTATAGGTTATCCCCGGCCTTCCAACTTACTTTAACACTAGGTAGATCTTCCGTATGCCAAGACTGGAGTTCAGTAGCAGGATAAGGACACCCCCCCATGACGTACGAAATAGTATTCAGGGCAAAACTCTTCCCACACCCCGATCCTGATCCAGTCTCTTCTACCTTGCCCTTAAACAGGCACATACCAGTTTCAGGCAAGGGGAGTTTGTGAGATCCTACGAAAGGACCAAAATTTTCTAGTTCAATGTCTGTTAAAGTATGTATCATTAGCTATAGTTCTTGTTTGTTCCGGCCAAAGGATCTGCCTTAGCTATACGTTCACGCATAATACGTTCAATATCCGCAGGACGTTCTACGGCGTGTCGCATAGCTCCATTGTCTAGGGTTTCTTTTACTAGGGTTGATTGAGGACCTGAAAACGCCCTTACCATTATATAATTACATTTACATATAAGGTCTGTAACAGGTATTTTATCAAAAGGTTCACTAGAAAGCAACCTTTTAGTTTCCCAGCATTTTAGGCACTTTAAATTATATATAGGCATCTACGTCCTGTCGTTAGGATCAAACTCCCTAGCAGCCCGATCATAGTCCTTAGCATCACGGGCCTCTTGCCTATCAACGGCTTCTACCCGAGGCTGGACAACTATACCACCCAAAGTCCCCAAACTAGTGGCAATACTAATGGAATTTCGGAGGGCTTCTTTCAGGGCTGGTGTAGAATCCAAAATACCTTCTTTTAGCCCACTAACAAGCTTTCCTTTAGCAACGTCAAAAGTCTTGGCCTTTTTAGGGTCAAGTTTCCCAGTAACGGACATATACATTTCATTAATGTCTTCACTTACTTCCAAGCCATCAGGATTAGATTCCGTCTTTTCTACCTGGGTAACATACCCCGCATTAGAATGTAGAACCAGGAGTGGAGCTACTAATACTTCATTCAAGATCTCATTATAGATTTCAATATCTAGCGGAGTCCCATTCTTTAGGGATTCTTGTAGTTTTTGCCTCAAAGCAAGGAGAGTCCATCCACCCCCAATAATACAACCATGTTTGATCGCCCCACGAACAGCGCACACGGCATCTTCGGCCCGGTCCCGACGCTCTTTTAGTTCACCGTTGCTAGATCCCACGACACGAAGCTTAGCCAGCCCCCCGGACAACTTACCGTACCGTTCTTGGTGATAGATTCGGTCATATTGAGATTCAGCAGCAGCAATAGAAGCTTTAATTTCATCGGCCCGAACCAGGACCTGTTCAGGATCGGCATAACCAACGATATTGCTACGATACCTGTTACATTCAAAAAACTTAACCCCTTGAGGAACCAATACCCTAGTCTCGGGGTCATCATCCTTCCAATACAGATTCCCGATGTCGTCTTCTTTTAGATCGTCCAAGGATTTAGTTACCCCTGGATCAAAAATACTAGCCCCAGTAATAGCGGCCAAATCTTCTAGGAAGTATGTCTGGGCATTAAGGATGGCATCACGATTAGGGATAAGGGCGGGGAAGATATTGAGTTGAGATCCATCCCCCCAAACACTGGCTAGGTTGGCAAGAACATTGTCCCCGTATCCAGCGGCATAAACAACCAGGTTAGGGGTCTTAATTTCCCCAGACATATATCCGACCTGAAGCTTCATTAACACCCTAGATAAAGCATTCCAATCGGAAATCCGGCCATTGAACAAAATAAACATCGGCTTATCAACCATAACCCGTTGATTTGCTTGATCATTAATGAAAACTGGGAAGAACTTTCCACAAGATTCTTCAAAACCTGTAAGAACCGGGAA